GTCATAAGGGTGGATAAGGGAGTTTGGGGAGAGCTGTGCCGCATTACCGGGTCAATTCTCTCCCCTCCCTCAGGCTGCCGGAGGATACTAGCGGCAGCTAGCTCGCATAACGGGAACGCTTCCGGACTACCACCGGCTGTTCGGCCGGAGCAGGTGCAGGGCTAGGAGATGGAACCGTCACCGGATCAGGCGAAGGCCCAGTCTCCGAAGGCTTGGCGGGCTCGCTCGAAGTCTTCTGCGGAATCTTCGAAGGGTCGGCGAGGAGGTCCCAATACTTCCGAGCGATCATCCGGAGTTCGATGGCCAAGAGAGCGAGAGCCTCGGGGTCTTCCTTCGACATGGCGAAGAAGTAAGCGTGAGGCAGTCGCCGCACTTCCTCGAGATTGCCAGACTTGAGGATCAGTTTAGAGAACATTGCCATATCGTTCTCGATCTTCTGGGCGTCAATCGGATCGGCGATCACGGCGGAGCCGTCACCGAGGATCTTCTTGACGTGTTCGATGGCCTTGGCCTGCTGCTGTGCACTCAGCACAGGGACGACTGCAGGAACAGCTGTCGGCGCAGCACCCTTCATGTCCTTGACGGGCTCGACAGTGCTACCATTGGCAGCCATGCCAGCACGGGTAGCAGCGATCTCAGCCGGAGAGGTAACCTTGCGACGAACCTTGATCTTCAGCGAGGGGCGTTGCTTCCAATCCTTCGGCAGGAAGCCGGCAGTTGACTGGTAGAGGGTCTTCAGGTTCTTGCCGTGAACGTTGGGCGGAGGCGTCCAAAGGACTTCCTCGTCGACGTCAACACCTTCGACAATCTCCGCCGCGACCTTCTCGACCGGGTCGGTCGGTTTGGTCACAGGAAGAGCCGGAGGCTGAACAACAGGCTTGGGTTCGACGGGAGCGGAAGGGGAAGGAGCATCCGCCGGAGCCGATGCGTACTTGGACTTCTTCGGAGCCGGAGCTTCCGCAGCGGGAGCCGGGGTAGCCGCAGCCACAGCCGACTCAGTATAGCCATAAGCGTTCGAGACAGAACCCCAATCGCCACCCATGCCGAGGTCGTTCTTCTCGATAACGAATTGATCCCCCTGTGCCGGAATGAACGCCAGGACACCACGATGCCCGCCGCCGAGCGCCGCTTCGAAATCCGTAGCGAACTGAGCGGACTTCAGGTAGTCGATGACCTTCTGGACGTTGTTGCCGACCATGCTGTAGACTTGGTCGATCTTCGGACCGAGCCATTTGTCGACGAGACAGAAAGCTTCGGACCAACCTTCTTCGTCCCCGGCGTAGGACGGGAAGTCACCTTCGACGCACACTGCCAGGAGAGGATTGTTCTTGCTGTCCTTGAGCAGGACAAGAGGCATCACCTCGTCCTCGTCGAACTCCGGCGACCTGATGTCCATGAAGTAGTACATCCGGGACATCTTCTTGGTGTTGATCTCGATGTTGAGCATCTGATCGGCCGACTTCTCGGGCGTATCGAGCTTCGGGAACTTCTCGATCTCGAGCTTGCTCCCATCCTTGACGATCAAACCAAAGGCCGAAGGGTTCTCCTTGACGAGTGCTGCCAGAAGAGTCGTCGGCAGCTCGTGGCCCGCCTTGATTTGAGCGATGGAGGCGGTGAACTCAGGTTTCGTTATCGATGACATTTCGTTCTCCGTTCTTTGCCCAGCGTGATTGCTGAAGCAACTTGGTCTTGTGGTTCTTTGCGTCGCGATGCTGCGCGAGACCCTTCTTGTTACGGAAAGGTTTCTTGCAGGTATTGCAAACGCAACGAGCAGTCCTATTTCCCATTGGACTCCCCTTTGACTGGCTTCGTTCGCAGGCCACGATGGGCCATGAACTTATGCCGATTGAGCGCTTTCTTGCTGAGGAAAGGATCCCCACAATGAACGCACACAGCCGCCTTCCAGTTAACCACGTGGGTCTTCGGGCGAGGCGGAAGCTCTTCGATTTGAGTAGTCGTGATTGTCATGCCTACTCCTTCTTGGCGTACTTGCTGAGAGCAAGTCCGGTATCCGGATTGGGATTATAAGTTCTGTCCGGAATTACTGAGAGAACACCACCGGACTTGTTACCAGACCATGGTGTTTTTTGATAGTACTTGATTCGGGCCAAAGCCCCCTTGATGCGACTCTCACGCGTTTTGTAAGGCATCAAGCCCTTCATGTTGTAGACGTTGCCGTCGGCGAAGATTCGTAACCAGTGCTGTTCGTCCTCTTTGTTCATCTCGCCTGAGATGAGCATATCGAGAGCCGCGTCACCGAGCGCGTCTTCGAAACGCATTAATTGACGCTGATAGCGTTCGTCCTTGGACATCCAGCTCCCCCGTATGAAGCGAATGTGCCGTCTCTTCATACGCACGTCCCGTCGTGCGTACTTGTAGATACCGAAGAGAACAGCCGATATTATTAATACGTCTGTTTCGACAGGATGTTCGAACACCCATGTTGATACGCCAGTATACAGTTCAGCGAGTTTTTGGCTTACCTGACTCCATTGCATGCCGATCTCCGTTCTTCAGCCGTGTTACATGCCAGCCGAGACATGTCTTACAAAGAAACATCCTGAGAGCCCGATCCTTACGAGCCCTATTGATTGCGTCTTGCGCATCATTCGCAGACAAAAAACGCGTCTTACCCGTGGCAAAACACTCACGATGGCGTTCCCTGATCTTGACCATAAGACTTATCTCCTGAAAAGGTACAAAAATACCCCCTGTAGATTACTCGGGATGCAACGCTACAGGGGGTAAGGCCTCAGTGGGGGAACTGAGGCTACACTCGTCTCGGGAGGACGAGGGTCAGTGACTCAAGGGCGAGCTCATCGCGCCATTCGATGCGTTTGTGATCAGCGTTAAACATGGCACGGTCATAGCCGCCGTACGTCTTGGATCGACGTACTAGCTTGAGGAGGTAATCTACCTCGACAAAATAGACGACTGTCTTCTTCCTGTTGAATACGACGGTAAGCCTCTTGTTCTGAAGTGGGCTGTCCCTTACCGTATGGAAGTCACAGACGTCTTCGTGCTCGACAAACGCGAGCAGTTTCTCCTGCTCTGCACGAGCAAGGGAGAACTTTCTCTGGGCGCTCGATTGAGGATTCTTCACGCCAGGAAAGATAGCATCAAGCCACGGATCGTAACAACCTAGTGCTCGATCTCGGTAGTTGAAGAGTGGTTGCGCGTCCTCCGGTATGTGAGCTTTACCGACGGAGCGCGGAACATGCATTAACGAATAAACAGACGTCAGATACGCACGTCTTCCTTGTCTCGCTTGCTTCCTAACCTTGAGTATGTTCGGATGTGTTCGACCCATCTGCTTCCCCCGCTTCGTATTCCTGTAAGTTATGAATTGTCTGGTCGATAATAGCCCGGACAAGGATGTGACAATTCTCAGCACCCCGGTCTAGGATAACTTGGGCTTCCCGAAGCCCGTCTCGGATATCCTTGAGAGTGATCATGTTACCTCCATGCAGCTAAACCCGTGAGCTAGCCGGAAGTGTATCCTTGCAGCTTTACGCGAGAAGAGTATCTCAGCGCATCGGCTGCAAGCCCGAGCTTTGTGGTTCCGAGGCGTACCCCGGAAGTTCTTGATGAACTTCTTCATTCGGATGCTCATAAACCCTCCTTGATTATTCCTAGTATGACATAGGTAGAGGTTCAGTCAAACGCAAACCGGTGTTCAGTTACCAGCCAGTGCGTCAACACTCGATGTGAAGACAATATCGCGCCACGGATTTGAGCAGGAATCCATATCTATGGCTGGTCGTCGTCCTTCGAACGCGTCGAGGATAGATGTCCCAGTAGTCCACGGATACCTGATCGGATCGTGTCGCACACTGAAGTCCACGCTTCGTGCGGAACCAGAACGAGCACGAGAAGAGTCATCACGGATAGCAGTATCGTCAACCACGTGCTTACGATGATGACGGCGGGAATGGCGGTAGGTTCGATAGCGAGCGTTAGCATTACTAGCCCCCTCCTGTTGGGCTGTGGTGACCTCACATTGACCTGTCATAGGCCATAAAAGAACTACTATGGTGAGTGCTAGCCGCCGCATTATCGCCTCCCACATTCACGGATGAGTAGATCATAAGAACGCTTGAGTTGTTCCAATGAATGGAGTACAGGCAGACACGCCATCTCTACTCGCAGACGAGCGATGTCCTTCAATCCAGCAAGGTCCTTTGCCTCAACCGTGATGGACTTAAGCTGGTTGTTCCTCGCAGTACATCGCCAGCTAATTAAAGCTGTGATGAATGCCTCGTTGTAGGAACTGTTACGAGAACCTCTAAAGCATTTCATAGTATCCCCTAAAATGGTACTGGAAGTACCCATTGGTTGAGACGCTCGTCATAGTTGCCTTCAACATCTTCGATATCGAAAGCACGAGGTGTCTTGACGTTATTGAAATCGAATACGCAGTAGACGAGCCTGTTCTCGTAATCGATTTCTTCGATGACACCATTGCCGTAATTAATATGCCAGATAGACATACCGGGACGGACATCCTCTTGCCAACTAGGCATTGGCGTAGCTCCTGCGCTCAGGGGTACGGAGGATCGAATCGAGGTCGGCAAGATCAATGTAGTAATCAGCCACACGACGCAGACTATCTGCACACATGGGCGGGGTTACCTTGATTGAAGAGATGACGGTGACTCGAACACCCCGTTTCTGGAGGGCACGAACGAGACATTCAAAGTCACCGTCACCGGAGAACAGGTAGACATCAGAGAGATTGTTTGCGAGTTCAAGTGCATCGACAGCAATCTCGATGTCCATATTGCCCTTGATCTTCTTCCTTCCGCTGGCATCAATGAATTCCTTAGTGTCCTTGGTGACAACCTCGTATCCATTGTATTGAAGCCAGTCAACGAGAGGTCGAAGAGTATTCTCTTGATCACCCGGCAGCAGCGCCGTGTAATAGTACATGCGAAGGAGATCACCCTTCTTCTCGAAGAATCTCCTAAGAGCCTTATAGTCGATGTCCTTGCCGAGAGCTTTCGCCGTAGCATAGGCATTCGACCCATCAATAAACACCGCAATAGGTTTCATCTCTTTCTCCGTATTTCTTGTGTAAGTTTAAAGTCTTTGACAAACACCCAATGGCAATGCTTGCCACGATGGTGGTTCATGGTCTGAATGTTATAGACACGCAGGCCACAAGAACAAACAGCGATTAGGAATCTTCCATGATCCTTTACGGAATCGTGGTAGTCCTTCTCGTCCCCCCAATAAGGATAGTCATCAGTGCAACGACCCGGAGGACACAGGTTGTTCCACTCACAATCCTTTCTTTTGCACATTGTCATTGTGTGATATCAGGATTGGGTAGTCCCACGTAATTGCAGGTGCAAAGATACGTGCGACAGACCGTGCATAAGGATTGTACGTTGTGAACGCAAACACGGGGTAGAATGTTTGATAGAGGAAGTTACCCCATTGATCTTCCATCACTGCACCAGATGGTATCTGCCACAGCCCGGACAGTAAATGGCGAGGGCAAACTCACCATCATACGTACCCTTTCCATTCGGATAGGGTTTGCCTGATCCGTATGTATCTCGGTAGTACTCAAGAAATCCAAGGCACTCGACCTTGCTTTCTACAGCCATGCCGAGCATGTGTCTTTTGGTTTTTGTATTGATAACATTGTAAAGAGGCATAACATTCTCCGTAATTAGTTGTTGACAGATGTATTTTACATGTGTATGCTAGGCGCACTCCGCCGCAAGGTTTGATATAGGATACTACGCATACCCGCCATGAAACAGCACAGTAGACTATGGCGAAACAGCCTTTGCGAACAGGATAGCAAAGACAATGACCAAGATGTAGGCTGTCAACATCACACCCTCCATGGGTAGAAGGCTAGTCCAGTAACGCTAGCCATGAAGAAGATAAACATATAAGTCTCAAGCATGGTATCCTCCTACATTCGCTTAGGTGTAACCTTATCCTCGTTCTTAGTGAGGGTCACAGGTGCAGGATGTCTGATCCTGTTGTCAATATGCCTCATAAGTGCATCAAACTTCTCCGAACGACGGAGTATACGGTTCTTCACGATCTTAGAAAGTCTGCTCATATCAATCTCCTGTTAATAGAGTGCCCGACCCTACAGCTGGCTTCCCGAGGGATATTAAGACTCGTCATCGCCAGTGAGTGGTTAGGTCTTAGCAGTTTACAGTCATGCTCAGGAACTAGGTTTCAGGACGTCCTAGCTACGCTCTCCGTTTGGAGACATACAACACAGCGTTGTTGGCTGTGAGGAAAGAACTAACTAAGAACGAATCTTCTCCCACTCACTGCCGTCATCATCGTAGGTCAAGTCTATGACCGGCATGTTGAGAGCCTTGTATATCTTCAAGAAGGTGTCGAACTGATCCTTCGGCACGATGTTGAACACATCACCGGGCCAGTCTGTCCGCCCGACACGATACCCGCCGTTGTAACTGTCCTCGACGAAGTATACCTTCGGCATGTCCCGAAGGACTCCGTCCATGTGTTGTTTCTGGATACGGTCAAGATTGGCCGAGATATTAATTTCGCTAAGTCTTCCCATTATATCCTCCTTATGGATGTAGTAGCACTGTTAACTAATACGCTTCCCTTCCTTCATCAGGAAGACTTCCGAAAACATCGGTTGCCACGTATCCATAGCAGCCCTGAACTTGTATTGATCGTAGTTCAGTTGAGCTATGAACTCATAGCCAACCCAATCACCGCTGTACTGCCCAACACACAGACGATGCGCGAATCCTGTCGACGTGTCGTGAATTTGGTGAAGCACCAGTGTATCACCAAAGCGATGGTTTGTTTGGTCTGTAACAGACTTGACCTGATCCATGGTTAACCCCTGCTGAGCTGGTAGAGTTCAAGGCCGCTGAGCACGCGCTGGGGCTGCGCGTACTTGGTGTACTTCATACGCTTGCCGTCATCGAAGTATACCATCATGTCCTTCATCCTGTTGATGAAGTCGCAGACGTCCCTTGAAGGGAAGCCTCCTGTGTAGGCACCACGTTCCACAGCAGCACTGGGCAGGCCTGTAGTCGTAGCGACGTGCCTGAGTTCACCATGTGGGTCTGGAACGTAGTCCTTTGCCTTGTGGTCATACGTGACCCGCTGGTAGATGCGGTTCTGCACAACACCCTGTGGTGTTGTCTGGACATACGGCTTGTTGTAGTCCCGCTCTTCAAACAAATGAACGCTCATGTTTTCTCCGTTAGTATGAGTTGCTAGAGACTGCTAACGCCTTCTCTAGTATCCCCATACTAACATGGCTGGAACTTCAGTCAAACGAACATAGGTTCTAGGCACGAGCGTCTCGGGCTAATGCCACTAGTTAGACAACCAATGCCCCGCACTATAGGCCCGACCTGTCATCAATCGAGAGTGAATAGCAGTGCTAGCTATAAGGCGTATATACTATAGCTCCCTATGCCATGCGCTATTGTTGCTTCCTGTCATCATTTTTATTGTGCAGTGCAGCATGTGCGGTGCAGCATACCGCAATGCAACATGCATGCACATGCATCTAGTGCAGACAAAGAAAAACCCCCGGCCATTGCTGGCGCGGGGGTCAGGTAGTTAGTAGTTAGCCGGCGGCTGCCTGATTGACAGCGTGGGCCTTGGTGTTCTGAGCCTTTGCCTTGGCCGTCTTGATCGCCGAATAGCGAGCATTGATGACGGTCCAAATGTTGTCATCCATCGCAGTGATAAAGTCGCCGATGGTTTCGACCACATCGTCACCCTTCTCGCCTTCCGTTGCACAGGCCGCAAGCACCTTGGCCGAAAGCATCTTGCCTTGCTCGCTTTCGGTATCGAGTGCGGTGGCCAAGACGTTGAAGTGGTGAAGCAATTGCTCGACTGTCGCGGGAACCGGGATATCGATCTTGGTTCCCTTGCCCTTGCGCTTGCCCTTTGGTGCGCGGGCGCCCGTTGCTTCAAGCGAAGCAATGGTGATTGCGCCTTGCACCTTGTCGGGCTTAAGGGCTGTGAACTGGTTAACATTCAGAACACGGTCCTCAAGTTCCTTGCTCGGGTCAATCAACCGGATGTTGTTGCCGTAAACCACATCGCGGGTTTCGAACTCGTTGGTTCCGGGGATCTTGACCTTTTCCCCTTTCCCATCAAGCACATACTCAGTACGGATGGGAAGCTTGATTGTCACCGTCTCGGGAGAGATGGTTTCAATCTCACGGACATGATGCAGAAGCATTGCGCCCTTCGTCAGAGCGGTTCGCATGTCCGTCTTGCGTTGCGTCAGCCGGGCCTTTTCGGTAGCCCGTTCGCCGGTGCCCATCTTGCGGATATCTTCAGGGCAGTCCGTCTGCGTCACGTCACTGAGGTAGTCAATCCGTTCCTGCACCATCTGGTATTCATGGGTGGAACGGATAACATCCGTGAACCAAGAGCCGGGGATGACCTTTTTGCCTTGATCGGTCATCACCTCTTGTGAGTAGCGATCATAAGGCTTGTTGCCAGTCTGACCTTGCCGACTGCCGACAACGGGAATGCAATCGGCCTCGTCATCATCGTAGTGGGTAACCAGAAAGTTGAACATCTGAACCGGGCCCATCCGCTCCGCTTCCTTTGTGGTCGCGATGGTTCCCAGCAAGCGAGAGAGTTCCTCGCCACCCTTGCGAGCGAACGCAAGAGCCTGACCGTGCCCTTTCTGGGCAGTGATGGTCTGATGTGTGCTTTCGGGATTGGTATCAACGTTTGTCATGGTATCTCCGTTATAGGTTGAGACACAATCCTAGCGGCATCTGCCCTAGGCTGTGTCGGGGTTTTACATTGTCAAACAACCTGATCGATAGCAGTGCACGCTGGCTAGCTATTCCCGGATCAGAGTGGAAGCCCGAAGGACAACCACCAACAGACAGTATAAGCGTCCTAGCGGTTAGTGCAAGCCTGTACCTGACTATTCATGATCACGAAATGTTACAACATCTATCCATGAAAACCGTAGCGATATCAATAACATAAGAAAAACCCTTATAAATCAATGGGTTAAGGCCGGGAATTCCCAGCCGTAAGGCATTGATATATAAGGTTATTCCTTAAGTATATGATATTACTAGGTATTTCCTTACGATATACATGCGTATTCCTTATGTATTATGCTCTATAAGAGTATATTGCATTAATTCCTTATGTAAGGACATTCTTATAGTCTTACTGAGTATATCTTATGCTATTCATGAGTATTAGCTATCGCTATCCTTGTACACAATAGGATCGTTTGCGATTAAATCGTGCACAATCGATCCTCGGAGGGGGTATGTGGGGGGTCGGGGGGTCTAAGCCGGCAGATGAAGTACATCCAATTATTATCTCACCAAAATTTTTACATCTAAAATTTATCTCGGTAAATTTTTTACATATATTTCAAAATTTTTATAATAATCAATCCACTCAGGATGTTCTGAAAAGAATTTTCCTTGAGATTCATCTGAGAGATTCATCAATCTAGTTCTGAATTTTTCTTCCGACATACCAACCAAATAGCAATAAAGCAAACTACAATAAAAGTTCCGACACTCCATGCGTCACTTCCAGTATTCGGAGCGAAGTCAAGACTCATTCCAGTATTCAGCTGCGAATACATATTCAATATGTTCATTTTTCTTCCTTTTTTCTTAAATGTGCTTTCGAGGCTCTAGGAAGCCCGTACAGCGATTATTTTGTATCTGGCTACCACCCTAGCGGGCACCCTCTAGAAACGCACCAGTGAGCTTCTAATTGAATCCTAGGGCTATTCTAGCATCAGTCGAGGATATCGTATTAACGATATCCGGATCAAGGTAGATTTTGTAGATTTCTTCAGCTTGGCAGGCATGTCCAGCTTGACCGAAGATATCACTAAATCCACGGTACTTTTTAATGACTTCAAACAGCTCTGGATTTTCTTTAAAATAGTACATCCACAACCAAGAATAGTAAGTTCGACACTGGTCGACATTAACAGGTTTTCGTCCTTTAGCTGTCTTGATTGACAGATCAGAACTACCATCTTCAAAGACCTTGTGAGCTTGGTATAGGCTTTCTATACTTCTTCCGAAAACTCTCGCATAGAATGCACTAAACCGTCGATCACCCTTGCTTGAACATTCAAGATACGGGGCTTCACCAAATCTTAACATCTAAACTCCTTGCCATTTTATACACCTATAACAAACACATTCCGGATCAAACTCCCAACCTAGCCAGTAGTCTTCTCCGATAACTATATCAGTTCTGACACCGGCTCTCTGGGCTTGTTCAATCATATTTCGGGTTCCTCGACTCTCTCCGTCCCAGAAGGCGACGACAATATCTGGTCTTCCTTTAGTGAGCATCTCTGTGTTTCGAATCGCTCCCGCAGCTTTGCCATGCTTGTCCCATAATGCTTTGAAAGGAATAACATCCAATCCTCGTCCAACTCCATAGCGTCGAGCCAGCGTATCAGCTCCTCTCGCTTCTCCTTCGATAATGGTTGTAATGGGTAGGGTTTCAAGGGTTCTCTCCAAAAGTTGATAGTCATTAAAGGATCTGCTTCCGCAGACTAGCACACGCATGTTGACTCCTCTTCCAATATAGTATATAATAATCCAACATTAGATTATAATAGACTTTTAGGATATGTCAAGTGCCAAAAGCATACGAAGCTATAAGAGATAAGATGATTTCTAAGGGAATGAGTTCTAAGTCAGCTAAGAAGCATGCGGCTATGATCTATAATTCTAAACATAAGAAACATCCTGTTACTCGTGGTTCTAAGTAATACTATAGCTATATATAACCTATATAGACCACAGTGCATGTGATATCCCATAAAAACTATATCCATCAAAGAAAAACCATGGACATACCTATTATAAGTAATAAACCTAAGGTATTACCTAAGGAACTAAGAGAAGCTATAGATAAGCTTGATTTGGTTTCTTCATTAATGCTTATGGGAATTCTACTTGAACACAGCTTAAATCTTTGTGGTCTACATAAACAAACCAATAAGGGAATAAAATGAAAATACTTGAAGTCTCCGCTAACTTTACCCGTCCAGCTGATACCACTGCTTACGCAGCTGGTGATCTAGTTGCCAACAGTACTACTGCGGGTTCTGTTACACCAATGACCTTCCGACTAGGATATGGTCAAGCTCTAGTTCTGCGTCAAGCTCGTATAAGAATTAACTCGGCAACGAACACCAATGCGTCATTTAACCTCCACCTTTATAGCTCTTCTCCTACAGTCACTAACGGCGACAACAGCGCTTGGTTGTCTACATCCAGCAACTACCTCGGTACTATGGCCATATCTGGAACTACCCAAGCATTTTCAGATAATGTGGTTGGAGTCGGTACCTATGTTAATACCGCGGTAGGAACTCCTTGGGTTCTACTCGGTGACAACAACTATCTAGTTTATGGTCTACTTTCAGCAACCGCTGCCTACACACCAACTAGTGGTGGTGTCTTTACGGCGACTCTCGTTGGGGAGTGCTACGTGTGACCCTCGAAGATCTTCTCCAGCCAGGAACTATGCACATAGCTGGTGCTATTATCACTGGCTTGATAAGTATTCAAACAGTCTTCCTTAAATGGTTGATAGACAATTTCAAAGGTCTTAGAACAGATCTGAATGCCCAAGCCCACCAGACACAGAGTTGGTTAAGAGATCACGAAGAAAAAGACCAAAACAGACACGAAGAAAACCTCAACCGATTCGAAAGGATCGGAATTGCCCTCGCAAGACTCGGCGCAAAGACCCATTATGCCTCGGAAGAAGACTACAGACCAATTAGACTTAAAAGAACAACGAAGGCTCCAAGCTGAGGCTTCTTTTGAAGAATTCATTAAGCTTGTTCAACCGCAAAGATATCTCGGAAATATCCATAGACACATAATCAATTGGTGGGAAGGTTCTAATAAGAGCTCTCATCAACTTCTACTTCTACCTAGAGACCACATGAAGAGCGCTCTAGTCGCTCTCAGAGCAGCTTGGCGTCTAACTAAAGATCCTACTCTTCGTATTCTATACATTTCCAGCACATCCAATCTGGCTACGAAACAGCTGAAATTCATCAAAGACATTCTTACTTCAGACCTTTATCGCCAATACTGGCCTAATATGGTCATCAAGGAAGAAGCTAAGCGTGAAAAGTGGACTGAAAGGGAAATCTCCGTAGATGATCCCCGAAGAAAAGAAGCCTACATTAGAGACCCTTCTGTTTTTACCGCTGGTCTTACTACGAATATCGTTGGTATGCATGCGGACATATCGATTATGGATGACGTCGTTGTCTACAACAACGCAGCATCAGAAGAAGGACGAGCCAAAACACTGACACAGTTCGGTCATCTCTCTTCTATCGCCGGTACCGGTTCTGAGGTTTGGATTGTCGGAACACGTTATCACCCAAATGATCTTTACTCAACACTGATGGACATGGAGATATCTGACTATGATGAACTTGGAAACCCAGTCAACGTTCGCCCTCTATTCGACTACAAAGAGTGGCCAGTCGAAAATGTGGGAGATGGAACAGGCGAGTTCATATGGCCTAGATCAAAAGCACCAAACGGAAAGTGGTATGGATTTAATGCCGAGGAGTTGGCGGTTAAAAGATCGCTCTACAAAGGCAACATGGTCCAATTTAGGGCACAATACTACAACGATCCGAACGACGTCGACTCGACCCCAATCAAAAGAGACTACTTCCAATACTACGACCACGACCGCATCCACAGACGAGATTATAAGTGGTTCTACGAAAGAGAGCCTCTTAACATCTTTGCCGCCGTGGATTTCGCGTTTTCTGTCGGTAAAAAGTCCGATTACACGGCCATTGTCGTTATCGGTGTAGATGGAAAGAGCAATTACTATGTACTCGACATTGACCGGTTCAGGTCTGATACACCAAGCGAATACTTCAAACGAATCATCAAACTCTACGAAAAGTGGGGCTTCAGAAAGATCAGAGCCGAAGTTACTGTTGCCCAGGTGGCGCTTATACGAGACTTCCAGGAAAACTACATCAGGAAGTACGGTTTATCGTTATCGGTGGATGAGTTTCGCCCGGTTCGATGGCAAGGGGTTAAAGAAGAGCGTATCCTCTCGATCCTTGAGCCTAAGTATCAAAACAAACAGATCTGGCATTATGTGGGTGGGTTCTGTCAAAATCTGGAAGAAGAATTAATCTTCCAAAATCCCTCACACGATGACATCAAAGACGCACTAGCTTCAGCAGTAGACTTCGCTGTCGCTCCAGTTAACTTCTACAGGGTATACAAAGAAACTTCAAACAATGCATATCAATTTAATTCTCGCTGGGGTGGCGTAGCTTGACCGGTAAATCATTAGAACTCGTCGGAGACATCATACAGCCAGATCAACTGGCTTCTGAGCTTGCGCGTCAATGGATGACGTTCGAGAACATGCGTATGCCGTGGAAGCGGAATATGGAAGAAGTTATGCGGTATCTATACGCTACGGATACTACATCGACCACCAATTCAAGCCTTCCGTGGAAGAACAAGACAACTATTCCAAAGCTCTGTCAGATTTCTGATAACCTATATTCTAACTATACGCTGACAATCGCACCCAAGGACAAATACGTCTTCTGGTTGGCTTCTACTAAAGACGCCGCAAGCTTCAAGCAGGCTAAGAAGATTACTAACCTGTCTAAATATTGGATGCGTCAGCCTCAGTTTAAACAACAGCTCTTTAAGTGTATCCTCCAGTACATCCAGAAGGGTAACGCTATCGCGATGCCTGAGTGGGTGGATGGTCGTGTGCAGCAGGAAGACAAGACACAAGTAGGCTATACCGGACCGATGTTCAGAGCTCTCAACGCTCTTGATGTCGTTTGTAACCCGGCCGCTGACAATTGGGTGGCTTCTCCGAAGTTCGTTCGCACCATCATGAGCATGGGCGAACTCAAGGATTACCTTGAGAAGAAGAGCAATGATGAAAACCGTGAGGCTTATCAAGCTCTGTTCGACTATCTCAAAGAGATACGCGCGCGTGCGCGAGGTCTCTATGGAGAGTGGGTCGAAAGAGATGCTCTTTACGAAATGGACGGCTTTGGTTCCTTCCAGCAATACCTTCTTACAAACACAGTCGAAGTAATAACTTTCTATGGAGATTACTACAGTGCAGAAGAAGATGTCTTTTATAAGAACCGTGTCATCACATTTGTGGACCGGCACAAGATTATGGATAACAAAGCGAATCCCTCCTTCTTTGGCTACGCGCCGATCTTCCATGCGCCGTGGCGGACAAGGGTGGATAACCTCTGGGGTATGGGTCCGCTTGAAAACCTGATTGGTCTGCAATACAAAATAGACCATCTGGAAAACATGAAAGCGGATATGATGGATCTTTCCACGTATCCTGTCCAGAAAATTAAGGGATTTGTCGAAGACTTCACTTGGCAACCCGGCGAAAAGATCTTTATTGAAGGCGATAGCGACGTAGAACTCCTGCAGCCTAACATCAGCATTCAAGCCCTGGTACAAGAAATCCAGATGTATATGGCGCTGATGGAGGAAATGGCAGGTGCACCTAAGGAGGCCATGGGCTTCCGTTCTCCCGGAGAAAAAACCAAGTACGAAGTACAGCGGTTGGAGAATGCCGCTTCGCGGATCTTCCAGAATAAGATCAATCAATTTGAGGAGTTTATCCTCGAACCCATGCTGAATGCGATGCTTGAACTTCAACGCCGCAATATGACTAGCACCATCACCATTCCTGTCATAGACGAGGATTATGGAACAGTTGACTTCGAAGAGATCTCAATTGACGACATCACAGGTAATGGTCGGATTGTCGTACGCGGTGCGAGACACTTCGCAGAGCAAGCAGAAACTATACAGAACCTCCAAGGTTTGGCTCAAAGCCCGGTTTGGCAGTTCATCATGCCACACTTCTCGAGTGTGAATACCGCCAAGATGTACAACGAGATCTTTGATCTAGATGACTATAACATTGTCATTCCGTACATCAACATTGCTGAACAGGCCGACGCTCAGCGTCAGGCTCAAGCTCTGCAAGAACAGCTCCACATGGAGACTATGACGGCTTCAGGAATGGGAGATGACCGTGATCTCGGCCCCGAGGAACAGCAGATGATGCAACAGCAGGCTATGCAACAGGCAGGAGCCATGAATGGATAGACGTTGGACTAGTCATATTCACGATAATGACGAGAAGCAACGCTTCTGTCAGTACATAAAAGGATCCAAGAGTGTTCTCGAAAGACTCTCTGAGATCATTGTTGACTTCGAGCTTCATCTCGAAGATCAGGAAATTGACGTCAACTCTTACGATAGCCCTGCTTGGGCTTATCGGCAAGCGGATAATATCGGCTATCGCCGAGCTCTCCGTCAAATACTTAAAATCATAAACCTAGACCAAAAGGAAAAAACTAATGGCGGATAGCCTCTTCGACCAAGAAGACAACAATACAGATTACCTCCAAGAACTCACTAAGCCCGGTGCTAAGTTTGATCGCTCAAAGTATGCCACTGAGGCAGAAATGTATCAAGCAATCGCTAAAGGCAAGTACCTTGGAGACAGAACAATTGAAATGCAGAACCAACGCTTCGATGAACTCCGTGAGGATTTTCTCGTTGAACGTTCTGAAAATACTGCGAAAGACAGCTTCGAACAACTCAGAGAGACCCTTCTGAACCGTAAGCCTGAGCAAAAGTCCGACAACACCAACAAGGACCTGCCGTCTTCGCTCAGCCGCGAGGAAGCTCTTTCACTCTTTCAACAGCAGTTCAATGAACTGAAGAAGAAAGAAGCTGAAGAGTCCAATCTTCGTCAAGCTGAAACCCTCCTGAAGCAACGTTTTGGCGATGATGCCAAGAAGGTCTTCCGGGAGAAAATGAATACTCTCGAACTCTCTGATGAGGACGTCAAGTTCCTTGCGAGGAAGTCTCCACAAGCGCTCATCAACGCTCTGGGACTGTCTAATGACCAAACCGAACATTACGAAGCTCCCCCGCGATCCAGTCTCCGAAGCGACAACTTCAAACCAAAGGTTGAGATCCGCGATGCCGTTTATTATGAAAAACTGCGTCAGGAAAAACCCAAAGAGTACTTCAGTGAAAAAGTCTCAGTCCAACGACTCAAAGACATGGACGATCCAGATTTTCTGTCTCGTATCCAGGAACGTGATCGGAGGGCTAATTTTTAACTCTAACTCTAGGAATAAACTATGGCTGGTATGATGACTAGCAACACGCAGTATACGACAAGGACTACGGTCTTTTCGTCTGACATTACGTCACTGCTGTTGGATGATCTCAATGCTCAGCAGTTTGTCCGTACTCTCAACAACTTCCCCGATGGTTACAACTTCAAGTTGCCGATCATTGGTGAGGCTCAGGTGCAGCTCTATAATGAGGGCACGCAGCTGAAGTATGACTCGCTCGACACTGGTGAATTTACGTTTAACTTCACTGATTATGTCTACTCGGGTCATTCTATGTCTGAGAAGTTCAAGCGTGATTCGTGGCTTGCGCCACAGATCGTCGCTATGTTCCCGCAACGCGAACACCGCGCTCTCATGGAATACTATGAGACCCGTGTTTGGCAGACCGGTAACGCTGGACAGGCAGCAAGCTCTCTGAACGCAATTAACGGTGCGTCTCACCGTTGGGTTGCTTCAGGCACCACTCCGGCGCTTAGCTTCCAGGACTTCTCCAAGGCGCGTTATGCCCTTGAGAAGGCGAACGTCAATGTTCGCAACCCTGTTGCTATCGTCGATCCCTCAACCGCTTACACCCTTGAAACTCAGGCGAACGTGACTAACCTCATGACGCCGAATGGTGAATGGCAGTCCGTGACCTCTAAGGGTCTGGTTTCTGGCTTTAAGTATCGTTTCCATGTCTATGGCTTCGATATCTATACCTCGAACTACCTCCCGACGATCACGAACGAGACCATTAACTCTGTTGCCTCGGGCTCTAACGCGGTCGCTAACTTCTTCTTCGACGCTTCTCCCGGCGACACCCTCCCTTGGGTTGGTGCTTGGCGGCAGATGCCCACTGTGCAGTCAATGTTTGATATGGACACGCAGTCAACCCGCTACGCAACTATTTGCGAATTCGGTCTTGGCTTCTTCCGTCCTCAGAACTTCGTCACGGTGATTACGTCGAAGTCGGCAGTTCCGGCTTAAGGAGAACAAAATGGTACAGTCTTATATGGACAATTTTGGAACTTATCTCCAGTACGGCACTGATAAAGCATGGCCTGATGCATTTGGTGAATACCAAGTGTGGGGGCCCAACCGTATTATCGAAGGTCTGCTTGATTTGACGGGTGCGTCGTATAACACGCTCACTCTGTCAACATCCGCTTCTGCGCCTACGATCATCTCGAACACGACTTTCTTCCCGGCTATGCCTGCAGGAAAGATGTTTATTGAGAAGATCGAAGTCGTTTGCGAAACAGCTGCGGCCTCCGGTACGACATTCAACCTCGGCCTTATTCAGACGGATCGCGCAACGATTCCTTCTGGTTATGCGACGGGTTTGCTTTCAGCGGTTGCTACGGCTTCCTTTGATACGGCTGGTAAGCAGGTCACGTATTTCACTGGTGTTTCTGGCGTCGGCGCTCTCGTCGGCACAGGTCCCACTGAAGCTACGGGTCCTTACTACCTGACCTCACACAGCACTGGCACTTATACTGCTGGTCTTCTGCGTGTCCGTATCCATTGGCATCCGGTTATCGGTTCCACCATTGGCTCTAACATCAGCAAGTAAGGAATAAAACGATGGGTGTTACTTACGATCTATCTGGTAACGATCTCATTGTTAATTCTATTAAGACGGGGTCATCCTCGACGCAGACACAATCTTCGGCGTTCTTGATCCCTTCTTACGAAACTGTTGTTGATTTTCAAAATCAGGTGGCTGCTGCGTCTTACGCAGTCTCCCACACGATTTTCGTGAATGACAACGTTTCCGGTACGTACAAGATTGTTGGAGCTTCGGCTGTCTTCGGTACGGCTTCTACCTCGGCTACACTTCAAGTTGAAGTCGCCACAGGTACGCAAGCTGTTGCTGCAGGCACCAACCAACTCACTGGTACGATGTCGCTCTCAGGCACGGCTAACACTACCGTCAATGGTACTGTTATCGCGTCTCCGACGACTATTACTGCAGGATCTAGAATTAACTTGATCTTTGCTGGTACTGTTACAAACCTCGCTAACGCTTGTGTGAACATTGTTCTACAGCGCGTAAGCTAATAAATCGGGGAGGTTTAGGCCTCCCCTTTTTAAAAGGAAAACAATGACAAAAATAACGTTAACCGACCTAGTTAACCTCCAAAACGAAACTACGGCGGTTAACGCCATTAATAACAATAGCGATGCTATCGAAGCCGCATTCGACAATACTCTATCTAGAGATGGCTCTGCGCCTAATCAGATGGAAGCTTTGATTGACATGAATAGCAATCGAATTGTAAATCTGCCTGAAGCTATCAGTGATCTGGAACCACTTCGCGTGACCGATCTTGATGAATTCATTAACGGCACGCTGACTTTTGATCCACTCCCTTCTGGCGGTACAACTAATCAGGTCTTGGGTAAGGTTTCAAGTACTGACTATGATGTTTCTTGGCGAAGCTCTGGTCTGCCAACAGGCGGTACTGCAAATCAAACTATTCGGAAGAATTCAGGTACTGACTATGATGTCTCCTGGAGTACCGGAAATACCGTTACTTCTGTCGCAGACATTACAGCACTCAAGGCTCTAGATACAGCCATCTTCCAAGTTGCCAATCTAACCGCTGCAGGAAGGGCTGGCGTATTCATCTGGACCTTGGGTAATTTCTCTACCCATATTTCTTCAGATACCAACAACGGTGTGTATGTCAAGGCGGACAACAACGCAGCTACTGTCGGTGCGTGGGTTCGTGTATTCGATTTTTTGAACTACTACACTAAATGGTTCGGTTCAGTGGCTGATTATAGCACTGATAATACTGCTATTATAAATAATATCTTAAGTGTCGCCGACCTTCAAAATACATTGGTAACGCCTGGTGTACAAACAGCTGTCTTTATCAATATCGAGGGTGGTGTTAAGTTTGCTTCTCAAAACATCTCTTGGCTTCCTTCTGCAAACTGGGTCTTCTTTTATCTACGTTACTTTGCTAACAGTGATACCACTAAGGGTGTCTCTACTGGTGGTGGTGGTACTAATGAGTTAGCTACTCTCAGTGTCAATTCCGGTTATCCGGGAGATACTACTGGAGCTTTCGTTGCAGAAAATATCTTCGCAGGGCCACTTCATCCTGCTCAAGGTGTTAATCTTCAGAAGAATGTTGATGATTCTGTCTATAAACATAGCGGAACTACTCAGTCGATACAACCTAATGCTACGCTCAATGCAGCTACAGCAACTACAGCTTACATCCGAGATGAAAATCTAGATCGTTTTCGAATTACTTATACTCGCTTTGGATCTACCGATCCAGTCAATGGAGTGTACATTCATCTTCAGAATAGAACTACTGAACTAGTTGGTTCTGGGTTTAACGGAGCCGGCGCTTGGGGTGCTAACATTCCTGGTGTCAACACTGTTGTCCGTGGTGTTACCTCTAATTCTCGTTACGTAATCACCGGTTCATCTACAGATATCTTGAGCACTAATTGGATATCGGGCACAGCCATTCCCGGTGAGTTTCTCATGAGCGAACGCGCCATCTTTAAGGCAACTATAAGTGGCACTACTTTGACAGTCACCTCGATGCTTCAAGGTAGCGGTAATATCGCAGTAGGCCAACGCTTGGTCGGCATGTATGCTAATAACGGTATTACTGCTTCGACAACCATTACAGCGCTGGGTACGGGTACAGGCGGCACAGGTACGTATACGATTAATAACTCTCAGACCAACACAGGCACTGAGATGATTTCAGGTTATGTTACTTCCAATTCAATTCAAGGCGGAGGTGTCGTCGATACAGATACTCTATATTCTCCAATTCTAATTGGTTTGGATGGTCTCTTTTACCATAATGACAACGTTTTGTTTCGAGGAAAAGTCGATCTCCAGAATGCTGCTGGAGCTGCTACAGCTACTTTAACGAACTCTCCTACAGCTGGTAATCCTACTAAATGGATTGCTATCTCTGACAACGGCGTAACTCGTCGTATACCTGCGTGGTGATATATGGCTAAACTTGTATTAAATAATGTTGACAGTCTTCTGAACGAAACTACAGCCGAAGCTGCAATCAACGGCAATAGTGATCTTATCGAAGCTGCAATAGAAAATACCCTTTCGCGAGATGGTACTCCTCCGAATGGTATGGAAAGTAATCTGGATATGAATTCTCACCAGATTATTAATCTTCCTGCTCCGGCTACGGTTAACTCTCCACTGCGTCTGCAGGAACTCGTTGACTTCACTGGCACTGGAACTATTTCAACTCTTCCAGCTGGCGGTACTACAAGCCAAGTTCTGGGTAAGAATTCCAACGTAGATTATGATGTTTCTTGGAGGAATTCCGTTACTTCTGTCGGCTTGTCTCTTCCAGCAGATTTCAATATTACAGGTTCTCCTGTTACTACCACAGGAACATTAACAGGAACGTATGCAACTACACCTACAGGAACTGGAGCTTTTGTTAAGGCTACGTCCCCGACGTTAGTTACACCAGACTTAGGAACGCCTACCGTTTTAGTCGGTACTAATATAACAGGCACAGCTGCAGGTTTAACTGCGGGTAATGTTACTACTAATGCTAATCTTACTGGACCTATAACTTCAGTAGGAAATGCTACTTCTATAGCCGCACAGACTGGAACAGGAACTACGTTTGTAGTTAATACTTCTCCGACATTAATCACTCCTGCCTTGGGTGTGGCGACAGCTACTTCACTAGCGACCGCTGGTGGAGACATATCAAATCTAGGAAGTGGATCTATAGCACGCTTCATAGTAAGCGCATCCAACAACATCGGTAAACTCTTCTCATGGCGTACCAACAATGTCCAGAGATGGGCTGCTCGCGTTGATGGAAATGAAACTGGTGCTGATGCTGGCGGTGACTGGGCTCTTAGGCGATACAACGATGCCGGAACTTTTGTAGACAATGTACTTACGTTTGTAAGATCTACTGGCGCAGCTACTATGAAAGCCTTGACAGCAACGTCTTTCAATAAAGTTGCTATTACTGCTCCTGCTACTTCAGCCACTCTTACTATTCCGGATGGTGTTACATTGACTGGTCCTGCAGCAAGCGGTACAGCAATGACATTAGGCAACAATGAAACAGTCACTGGTGTCAAGACCTTTGGTGCAGCTGGTAACGTTGGTAAGCTTGTTGTCGCTGGTACTACCAGTGGTACAACAGTTATAAATGCTACAGCTGTTGCGTCCGGTACTCTAACTCTACCTGCGGTTACTGACACTTTGGTTGGTAAGGCTACGACAGATACTTTCACAAACAAGACGTTTAATACTGCTGCCGCTGGTAATGTTCTCCAAGTCAGCAATGTCACAGTCAGTGCTGGGCAATACCCAGGGGAACCAACTACTGGCAGTGCTACTGCTGGTAATGTCGGTGAATACGTTGAAGCTATTCTAGGTTCTGGTTCTGCTACGTCATTAACAACTGGAACAGCTAAGACTGTAACCAGTATTTCGCTAGGTGCGGGAGATTGGGATGTAAGACTTGTAGGTTCGTTTATTCCGGCTGGAACTACAAGTATTACTCAGCTTGGTGCATATATATCGCTAGTTAATAACACTGTTGATACAACCGCAGGAAGGTTCTGTCAAACTCCGATGGCTGCAGTAGTCTCCGGTGGTCAAGGGTTTAGTATCGGAATTCCTCCGTATCGTTTCAGTCTATCTGGATCGACAACTATTTACTTAGTAGTGTCTGCGAACTTTACAGTCAGCACTCTGACTGCTTGGGGTATAATCTCCGCACGTCGCATTCGTTAAAGGATTAATATGAAACAGAATTATGAATTTGCAATTAAAGAACTTCTGAAGTCTGAAGGTGGGTACACGAATGATCCTTCTGACTCAGGTGGAGCTACTAACTTCGGTATTACCATCAAGGATTATCGAATGTACATCAATCGAAATGGTACGCCAGACGATGTCAAGAACATGACTGTCGCACAGGCTAAAGCCATTTATAAGTCTAAATATTGGGACGCACTCAATGGTGATAAACTGGAAAGCGGTGTTGATTTCACTTGCTTCGATTACGGTGTTCTCGCTGGTCTTGGTAGGCCTCGCGCTTGCCTTGCAAAGTTTTCACATCTCACTGGCGATAAGCTCATTGATGCTATAAACGACGAGAGAACCGGCTTCCTCACTCGTCTGGCTACTAACCGGCCGAAGGACAAGAAGTTCCTCCGTGGTTGGTTGCTCCGGACAGAACGTGTGCGTAAACAATCACACGATCTCCGTAAGAATAACTCAGTCGGACCTGTCATAGGTGGTTCAATAGCTGCTGGTGCTGCCGCTTCGACAAGCTATTTTGGATGGATGCAAGCGCATCCTTATATGACTGTAGCGGCAATAACAGCCGGTGCAGCCGTAATTTGGTTCGTCGTGCATATGATCATCAACAAAAATAAAGGAAAAGAAAATGCTTCAATATATCAAGACGAAGCTCCTGTCGATCCATCAGTGGTTCGTGGAGACAATTTGGAAACCGAGTTGGTCGAGGTTCCTGTCGTGGTCGGCAGCGATCCCCGGAGCGGCTCTGACAGCTCTGAGCTTCGCTAACGACTTCATCTCGAACGGTCAGGTCAAGGAATATCTCTCTATGGTGAACGTTCCAAAGACTGTAACTGTGACGATGGTTGTTCTTGGTTTGCTCGGCATTCTAGCTAAAGGCCGCGAATAATGTTCGGTTTGCTTGGATTGCTTCCGGGTTTGTTTGGTACCATCAATGGTATTACTAAGGCTATCTCGGATGAGCGTATTAAACGCATCCAGGCTAAGACTGAAGAAGAGCGTATAGCTTCTGATGAGCGTGTAAAGACGCTTGAGGCTAGACGCGCAATAGTGCTTGCAAAGTCAGGGCAGTGGGAAACCCGAGCCCTGATGTTTGCATTAGGTGTTGGTCCAGCTTTTATTCTGAACAAGATTTATATCTGGGACAAAGCTCTTGGGGACTGGACAGGAGGTCATACAGACAAACTGGATGACAATCTCTGGTGGGTCATCATTGCACAAATCGGTTTTTACTTCCTAGCGAGTGTAATTAGAAAATGAAATTAACTCTCCTCGATTACGTCCAGAACATAGCTTCTGCTATGTCTTCAGATGAAGTCAACTCAATCTCTGATACAGTTGAGTCAATGCAAATAGCTGAAGTTGTCAAGACTACGTTCTTCAACATCATGGCCCGAGCTAATCTTCCTGAACAGAAGAAGCTCTTCCAGCTTGACAGCTCTGCGGATATCGCTCAACCAAATCTGATGTTCCTCCCTGAAGGCATTAAGACCATTGAATGGTTGAAGTACTATGACGCAGATACTGCTGCAACACAGTACAAGTACGTCACTCTAATTCCGCTTCAACAGTTCGTTGATTATGTTAATGGATTTGAACCGTCACAGACTAACGTCGAAACTATGAATTTAACTATCGATAGTCAGACGTATCTATTTAGATACAGGACTGATATTCAGCCCTGTTATGCTACAGTTCTCTCAGATTACTATGTAATTTTTGATGCTTATAACGATACCATTGACAGTACTCTTCAGTCTTCTAAGACAGAATGTTTTGGTCTAGAAGAGCCTGTTTGGTTGATGGAAGACACCTTCATTCCGCAGCTTGATGCTGCCCAAGTTCCTCTTCTGCTCAACGAGGCCAAAAGTTTAGCCTTCTTTGAGTTGAAGCAGACAAACCACCAGAAGGCTGAGCTAGAAGCTCGTCGTCAGTGGACTAGTCTTCAAAGAGATAAGTCAATAGACAACAAGCCGAGTTACTTTGACCAGCTTCCCGATTTCGGACGTAAAGGTACGTACTGGAGAGGCTCTGGTATTAAATGGTAATGCATGTCCGAAGTACTGATAGAATTCTAGTCTTGGAGAAAGAAGACCCTAAAATGAGCGCAGGGATACTAGACCCGGCTGTTTTTGAAGGGAAGAACAATCTTCATCTTCGTCAAGATCTGGTTACAGGATTGTGGAATTTAAATACGAACGTGGAGCAGTCCCTCCGCCTCTTAGAAATCCCTGGACATCTCCTAAATTTGCTTTAGCTCACGCTGAGAGCTACTTTAAAACTAAGAAGATAAAGATTAAAGAAATTAAAGACTGATGGCTCAACTAGTTACCGCAACTGAAAACAAATTTACCAAAGGCTTAGTCACTGAGTATACTGGACTTAACTTTCCAGAGAATGCCATGACTGACGCTGACAACACTGAAGTTACTGTAATAGGGGATGTCGTACGTCGTTTAGGTCTTGACTTTGAGGTAAACTCAGTCAAGGAAACAATCAATATCGTCGATAGAAGTGTTAATACTTATCGATGGAACAACGCTGGTGGAGATGGTTTAACTCAGTTATTGGCTGTTCAAGTTGGTAGCACTATTCAGTTTTATGATATAGATGCAAGCACTTTAGAAACTCCCTTGTCTAATTTAAAATTATTTCAGACTGTTGACTTGACAGATTTTGAAATCGATGCTTTCGATAGAACAGTACAGTGTGAGTTCGCGGACGGCAATGGTTATCTCTTTGTATTTCATCCAAATATAGATCCTATTTACTGTTCTTTTATTCCAAATACAGGTGTCTTTGCTACACCTATTTCTATTCAGATAAGAGATTTCGCAGGTATACCTGAGCCAAATGTTGGTGTTACCGATCGTCCAGTAACTCTTACAGCCTCTCATTCTTATAATCTTGCCAATCAAGGATGGACTACAGATGCAGCTTGGCGAGCTGTGACTACAATTGAATACCCTGCGCCAGCACTAGGTTCGAGAGTATATAATGTAGGAACAGTCACAGGAATAAATCTTGGAGATTCTGTAGCATTTTATTCACACGAAACATATTGGTATGAAGGTGGTCCTGTTTTGTATGGATCCGGTTACGCGCAAGGATCTGGAACTGTAACTGCTTATGCAGACCCTTTGCTTACTATTAATGTTCAAGGCACGAATGGTGTTGCTGGTACATTTATATTTACTATTGCAGAAAGCAACCTAGGATTTGTTGATGCTTGGAATACTTCACAAGGAAACTATCCGAGCAATGCTGACGTTTGGTGGTACTTCAAGAATGCTTCAGGTGTTTTTGATCCTACTACACAAGTCAATACTTCACTATCAACAGGCAATGCTCCGCAAGGACATTTTATAGTTAATGCTTTTAATATTGACAGAGCTACTTCTGGAGGCGTTCCAGGACTGACTGCAGTAAGGACAACTAAACGTCCGCAAATCGGAGCTTGGTTTCAAGGACGCTTATGGTACTCTGGGGTAAGTGCTGCTCAAATACCCATAGCTGAAGAACCTTTTTATTCTTGGACTGAAAATATATATTTTTCACAAATAAATGTAGGTACTGCTTCTAACTTTGGAAATTGTTTTCAAACAAATGATCCGACTAGTGAAAACTTAAACGATCTTCTACCTACAGATGGTGGCGTAATTCAAATCCAAAGTTGTGGAAGAATCTTTAAGCTCTTCCCGACTGTTAATGGACTTCTTGTCTTTGCGGCTAACGGTGTTTGGTACATCACAGGTAGTCAGGGAATTGGTTTTGCTGCTAATGATTATACAATAACAAAAATCTCTGGTGTTCAGAGCATATCAAGTACGTCTTATGTGGATGTTCTAGGTTTGCCTTACTTCTGGACAGAGGAAGGTATTTATGCCGTAGAAACTGATCAGCAAGGACGTCTTGCTGTAAACATTCTAACGCATGATACTATTGATAGTTTCTATGCAGAAATTCCCAAAGAAGCTAGAAAATACGCAAGAGGCAGCTATAATCATATCGATTACGTAATACAATGGATATACAAAAGTTCTGACTCAACAGATGTTACAGATAAATATAAGTTCGATAGGGCTTTAAACTACAATACACATCTTAAGGCTTTCTATCCATATACTTTCGATACATCTCTCGGCTCTATACATTCTGTTAACTTTCTAACTGGACCGGGTGGAGCAAATACTCCTGATCCTACATTCAAATACTTCGCTTCCACAGGTACTGATACGGCTTTCGCAGACCTCCACGATAGTACTTATGCCGATTGGGCTTCTGCTGGTGGCGTTGACTTCGATGATAAATCCTACTTCATAACAGGGTACCGAGTACACGGTAAAGCTAATATGAAGTTTCAAGTGCCATACATCTTTGTCTACTCAAGAACAGATGATGTTGTCTCTTATAAGGTTCAAAGTATTTGGGACTATGCAATATCGTCTTCAGCTAACCGCTGGAGTTCTGCTCAACTAGTTTTGCACGGCAATCCTCACTATTCAGTCTTTCATAAGAAGATACCTCTCAGAGGACGTGGGTATGCTATGCAACTAAAATTTAAATCTGTCGTTGGTAAGGCTTTTGACTTCATTGGCTGGAGTACCTTCGAGTCAATAAATCAGGGTGTTTAATTGGATCCTTTAACATTAGGCATAGGCGCCATAGGCCTAGGAATGAAACTCTTCGGGCAGTTCTCTGCCTCGGATGATGCTGAGAAACTCTCCGCACTTGAAAAACAACAGGCAGGTTTAGAACAAGGTATTAACGAGCAGAAGAGACAACAGATGTTGTTAAACTCTCGTCGTAGCACTCTCGAGATTTTTCGTAATACTCAACGTATGCGGGCTCAATCCATCCAGGCAGGTGTAAGTCAAGGTGCGCAGTTTGGCAGTGGTCTTCAAGGAGGTTTGGCACAGATCTATAATCAAGGCCTGTACAATGCTCAAGGTGTTAGTCAGAACCTCGAAATTGGTCGAAACATCTTCGGTCTTAATGATCAGATCTCTGGTGTCAAGATGCAAATGTCTGATGTAAAATCTGACCTCGCTACAGATCAGGGTTGGGCAAGTCTTGGTGGTTCTATCCTCTCGGGTGCTGGCACAATCGGAAGTGTAGGAACATCCCTATTCGGAGGTTCTAGTGGTGGTGGCTTCGGATTAGGAAGCCTCTTTATGGGCGGTGGTTCTCCGTCTGGATACGGTAAGTAATGGAACAGCTCCAAGAAATCATAGTTAATCCTGAAGATGAAGTCTCTATTGCGCCCGAACAGGCTGCGAATGAGGTTTCTATCGGTGCGCCTGTCCCTCAGGTAAACCTTCCTGAAGAGATCATCAACTCCCGTGCTAAAAAGATAAGCACTGCTGTCGGAAGTCGTCTTATGAAGACAACCGATGAGATTAGACAAGAAATACAAGAAGGTCGGGAGAAAGCTCTCCGTGAAGCAGCGGCTACTGACTACAACGCCAAACTACATCAAGATCGTTTTACTGAACTTGTTGACCTAGCCAATAAGAAGGGTGCGCCTCTGGACGAAATGGAAACCATGAAGATCATGGATCCTTTCAATCCTAAGAATAGGGAAACTCGTCCTGACTCGGTCATCGAGAAGGAGTTTGCACAGAAGTATGTCTCCAATCTGACTGATGCTATCGCAGCCTTTAAGAGCAATCCTAATCCAGTCAAAGAAGCAGTCAAAGAAAATCCTGCTGAGACAGAGAATGCTTTCCTAAAGGGATCGTCTCTGACTTTCAAGATGGAGTTTGCTAACAAGCTTGTCGAAGACGGCTACTCCCGTATGAATGAGCAGTCAGTCATCGGTATGGGTGCTGACGTCGTCAAGAATATCTTTCAGCCTTACGTTGAAGCTAAGATGCGAGGTCTGGGCGATACTAGCTCTGTTTCTACAATAGGTCTGGGTGGACATCTTGAAGATACAGCTAATGCTATCTTCCAACTGCCTGATGAAGACTTTGCTAAAGAAAGCCGTCGTATCTTCGAAGGACTTGCTCAGGACAATCCTCAACTAGCTTTGAAGTTTGCTGAATATCTAAAAGGTATTCCTGCTTCTGAACGAATACTTGAGAGTGCCTTTACGTACCTGATGCCGTTTGATTACGCAGCTATTGGTAAAGGTATCGCAAACATTGGTAGAGCAATCTCAATCAATCGTCGTGCTAACACAGCTGTACGTCAGCTTGTAGAGAAAGCGGACAAGATTAGCGGAGACCCGGCAGCTACAGCAGAAGCTACAGGTGACCTCTCTAAGGCCGCTGAGACCCGTTCTACGATGGCTATTCAGAAAGATCTGGCTGGTAAACCTGATCCAATTCAGGCAGCAACAGACGACAGTCTTTTGACTTTCTTCAACCAAGATCCCCAGAAGTTTCAAGCCGAGAAAGGCAACCTCAGCACTGAACAGGTTCGTCGCATAGCTGATGAATACACAGGTGCTGGTAAAGGTCTTCTGCAAAGATTGACTGATGCTGTACGCATTAACCGTATTCCAATGCCTCTTGCTGTTGAGAACGCTGTTCGTGTTCTTAAGAATGCAGCTAAGGATTACTATCCTGCTATAAGGAACTCTATTCTTGATGTTTCAGATCCGATCTTCGAACCTAGGTCCAATACCTTCTGGCATAGGATTACGTTTGGCAACTTCGATGGTAGTCTCTTCTCTAACGAGAAAACAGCCCAGAACTTCGCCAAGCTCCACGGTCTTAACGCCCGTATCGTCGAAGACACCGGTTCTGTAACTACAAAAGCAGCTGAAGAACTCTTCCAGAAAAGATCACGTCTTCAGAACGATCTTCTAACTGTGGATGACAACGTCGCTCGTAATAAAGCTCGAGCTCTCGATGAAACACTTCCTGAAGCTGAGCGTATTAAAGCTAATGAACAGGCTGAGCTGTTCACGAAGTTTAAGCGTGAAGCAGGAAAAGAACTTGAAGGAATTGAACTTGGACTTAGAGGTGAACATGTCAGAGGACGCGTCGAAGCTCTCAGAAATGAAGCAGACCTCCTTAAAGCTGCTAACAAAGAAACACGAAAACGACTTCTTAAAGATACTCTTACGGGAGAAGAACGAGAAGCTCTCAAAGGAAGCATTAAAGCTAACGCAGAGCGAATTCGAGCAAACCTTGAAGAGTCTGCAGCGATCAAGTCAGGTAAAGCCGATGTAATCGGTGGTACTCCTGAAAAGATCCAACAACATGGCGTAGGTTTCAAGCTCGTCATAGAACGTCCGCTGACCGAGACTGACAAAGTCGTTCGTGATCTTATGATCAGGGACGTCGATGGCAAGCTTTACCCTGAAGCTATTTCTTCAGCTTCCCGTCCAGGTCTTTCCCAACTTATGAATGCCGCGTTAGGTAAAATCCGTGGCGCAGATGACACACTGGCATTAAATGAAAGCATCCAACGTAAAATCGGGACTTATACGCAATCCCTCTTCAAAGAGTGGGCGTCGCAAGAAGCCGCGTACATCCGCCAAATCGCGTCAGGCGTACTAAAGACTGATCCCGTAACTGGACAACCTCTTCCATATTGGAAGGCTAAACCTCAGGCTATCTATGATAAACTTACCGGTACTACCAAAGAGCGTTACGATGCGTTCACTAGAACGCTCGACCACGCCAGAGATGCGAAGGACCCTGATGGCAAACCTGGGTACTTCTTCCAAACTCCAGGTGAATTGAATGATCATTATCTCCGATTTTTTGGACGATCTCCATCCTTTGCGGAACATGAGGCTTACTTTGCTTTCGTTCGTATGGTCGAGGGTGATCGTGTCCTACGTGAGATCGCTGAATTCAGAAACCGAGCAAGACTGGGAGTGGAGCAATTTCAACTAACAGCTCGCGCTGGGAGGGACGCAGCTCAGAGTGGTTTCTTTGATGGACGCATATTAAAGAAGTTTCCAGGTGGTGATGACGTAATGTTAATTATGTCGCGTCGACTGGGAGATGAAAAGATAGTCAATCTTGGTGGTGGAGCGATCTCCCCACAGAAGCTTGAGCTATATCGTGATCTTGTTAAACAAGGCAGATTAAAGGTAATTGAAGTCTATGCACCAGAACAACATCCTCTCAGGAAGTTCTCAGACATTGCTGGGAACGAACATGTGCGCTACGTTCTTACTGACGCAGCTGAAACGAAGCCGATTGAGTTCAACCACGTCCAGCGAAGAGGTGGTGGTCACTTTGAATACGATTATGACCACTATATAAAACAAGCGAAGTACTACCATCAGTATGAAAATCTTCAAGGAGTACGCTCTCGCTTCAAAAGTGTTTATACAGGCGATACTACTTTTATGCCTGTTCTCAACCGTATTATGGGTCGAGATATTATTGGCAAGGTTTCTGAAGTTCAGCGCCTCATTAAAGAAGGCAATCTGACTGCAGCTGAAGCCTATACGAAACAGCATCTTCCTATTGAATGGGATGAGCTGCATGGTATGTTTAAGCCTGGAAGAGATGCTGACGGTAAAACAATCCCTCCTCAGCTAGATCTTAATGAACCGTTCCATCTGGTTCCTAATGGCATGACTGTCCGTGATGTTGATCATCAGGGTATGATTGCTAAGTACGGGGATAGTTGGAAGGATGCTGAGCGTTCAGGCAGTCTGAATAGACAATTCCAAGTCCAGTACAATACTGAGCGTGAAAGCTTTGGTCTGAAGCATCTTGAAGATGTCGGATCAGAAGGCAATCCTCTCTATAAGTATTCACCTACCACAAAGATGGTTGATCCTATTACGACTATGAACAAGTCTCTTAACAGGATTGTCAATACTGTCTTTATGGATGACTACAAGATATTCGCTGTCGAACATTGGCTACGTGAGGCAGAGCCTTATTTAGAACCAGTTCGCTCAGCTCTTGCACGTTCTTCGCCTAATTGGGTGTTTACTTCTTCAAATGACAAGTCAGCTTTCCTAGCTGGTGCTCCGCGTGAGGTAGTTAACAACCTTCTAAACAACCGGTATAAGGTTTACCAGTTTACTGGTGTGCCTAACAGGATTGACACAGCCGTACATACAGCTAAGCAATGGTTGGTCGATACTACGTATAGACATTACGGCCCGACAGACAACCGGAGCATTCTTGGTAAAGCTGTCGAAGTCGTTCCTAACTGGATGCTTGATCGTGTTCGTGACCCAGTGACATTCCTTCGGAGCATGACATTTCATGAGAAACTTGGACTATTCAATCCTGCGCAGCTACTTGTCCAAATGCAGACGTTCTCTACTATATTTGCTATATCGCCTAAGCATGGCACGGCTGGCACGTCTGGTGCTCTCCTGTACACCTGGTCGCGGCTTAACCGCAATGCCGGTATGCTTGAAGCGATGGATACGGCTGCAACAAAACTGGCACTACCGGGTCAGGCGAAGTGGCGTCCCGGGGAGTTCATGGAAGCGACGAGAGCTCTCGAAGCTACAGGTTTTGATAGAGTCGCTGGAGAATACGCCAACCTTAATACAGCCCTCAAGACGGACTTCATTGGAAATGATTTCAAATCCTTTCTTAATGCGGGAACATTCTTCTTTAAAGAGGGCGAGCGATCAGCTCGTGTGGGTGCTTTCTACACTGCCTACAAGGAGTTTAGAGGCGTCCGGCGAACAGGCGCCCTAACTCGTGACGACATAGGTCGTATCCTGCAACGTGCTGATCTTCTGACAGTCAACATGTCCAGAGCATCTAACAGCGCTCTCAACTCAGGCTTCCTGTCACTAACTACACAGTTTTTGACATACCAGATGCGTCTAGCCGAACTCTTTATGGGTAAACGTCTGGGTGAAACTCTATACGAAAGGAACATGGCGCGTGCGCGACTACTCACATTCTACTCGGCACTCTATGGGGCCCCTTCAGCAATTGGTCTCACCGGACTACCGATGGCCGACAGCATCCGTAAGGAAGCTATCCAGCGTGGGTATAAAGTAGGAGATAATTGGCTCAGCACAGCGGTAGACCAAGGTTTACCTGCAGTAGCTGCAGCTTATCTTTCTGGTGGGCTCGACTTCCGTAAAGGTAACAACTACAACATCGGTGGAAGGTTTGGTTCTCCAGGCTTCACACAATTCAATGATGCTTTGAAGTCAGATCATGCTTGGTGGCAGCTACTCGCTGGTGCGTCAGGTACGGCTCTGCTTAGTACACTCACAAGCTCTAATAACTTCTTCCATGCTATGGCTAGTCAGATGTTCAGACCGAATGGTGAGAAGCCCTTCCCTCTGAAACTCGATGACTTCATTGATGTCTTTAAGGAAATTTCCTCTGTCAACCAGACTTGGAAGATGATTACAGCTATCAATACAGGAAAGTGGATGTCAAAGAATGAGGGTTACGTTGGAGATGTCTCTAAGGCTAATGCAGCCTTTATGGCAATTACTGGTCTCTCGCCACAACAGCAAGAAGATGCTTTCATTAAGAACGATCTTCGCAAGCAAGAAGCGGACTACCAAAAGTACGTAATGCGCGAAGCTATCAAGGAAATTCGTAGAGGCTATCAAGACCAAAAGGATAACAACTGGGAAAGCGCTTCCAAGCATTTCAAACGTGCTGATACTCTCATGGAAGTCTCTGGCTTTCCTGCACGTCGTAAAGCTGACGTAATGTCTATGGCTACTAAAGGCTATGAGACTACTATTGATGCTGGTGACTATCAGTTCACATTCAAAAATACTCCAAAATCGAGAAGTGACTTTATGGGTATCCCTCTTCCGTTTACAACTCAATCCAATATTCCTGCAACCCGTCGTGAACAATTCCGGGAACAGCAGAGACTAAATACTTATAAAGGACAATAATGGCTGTCTTTAATCCACAGAACCCTGCAGCTAAACCTGAAGAGTTCCTAAACTATTCCAGACCTATTTCAGACTTGAGTGGCAATCAGTCAGGCAAGCTAATGCTTGAGGGTATCGGTGATGCGATTACAGGCACTGCCGGTCTGCTTGATACTGCGATCAAGAAAGGCATCTCGAATACCGTCTATGAGAAAGTCGACAAGGAACGCAATGATCTTACAGAAGGTCTAGAAAGAATTAAGACTGATCTCGATAATGCTAGTGCCGCTGCTCCTCCTGGTCAAAAGGTAGCCGCAGCTGATACTGGTAAGTCTTGGCTTGATGCTAACGCTAGTATGGATGATGAAGAACTACCTGCAGGTCTAGAGAATGGTCTGTCTAAGATACAGCAACTTCGTCTAGCTCAGTCTCAGGGAAGTGCTAAGATCAATGATACTCAGTATTCAGGTAATGTCCTTGGCATAGCTAAACAGCTCAGGTCACAGTTCCCCGGACACAGAGAATACATCGATGAAGTAGTCTCCAAGGCTAGTGGTCTCCCTGTAGCGAACAGCTACTACAACAACCTCATGCTTGATATCAATCGTCAGCTTGCAGCCTCAGGAAAAGCTAAAGACGATATGGGTACTCTCATGGTTTCTGGTGTCAAGGAGGGTGTGCCTAACATGGCTGCCTTCATCACCATGCGTCAGAATGGTAATCCTAAATATCCCGGTGATGCGTACGTTCTTCAGAGGTACAACGACTGGACGAACCTCCAAGCTCAACAGAAGATTGATGCAGCTACTCGTGCTGAAAGCACTGCTACAGATGTAGATAAGGTTAAGAGAGAAACACGAAACCTCACTCGAAATGTCACGCAGCTAGTCACTGGCTATACTGAAGACATCAATGCCCTTTCTGGTATGCCTTCTTTGAATGAGCTTAAGACTTACTTCGAAGATGTCTCTGCAGGTCGTATTAAGTCTGATGACACTGAAGTGCAACAGCGTGCTATGATGCTTCAGAAGTATCGGTCTGTTATTTACAGTCAGGCTCAGAAGTTTGCAGCAGGTCCCGGTTCAGTAATCGGTAATGACGCTGCTAACAAGATCGTCAAAGACGCTATGGTTCCAGTTGATACGATCATCGAGCTAGCTAACAACAAAGAGACTGGTCCAGCTTTCTTCCACGCACGTCAGAACGTAGCTATTATGGAAGATGAAAAGCACAACAACTGGCTCTTCAACAAAGATCGCATGGCGCTTTCTAGAAATCTGATGGGGGCCCGATCAGTTCTAGGTGAACAGTATTTTCCAGATTATATACGTGGTATTCTCGAAGGTGGTGCTGATAAGTCCGTCAAGGATCTGTTCTCTCAAGAAGCAATGGCTGCAGTCCAACCTTTCGAAGATGCACGAGGTAAGCCTATTCCGCGTTACATGAAGGACGCTGTTCAACATGCTAAGGGCAAGGAAGGTATTCCTCCTGAGTACTATGGTGACGTCACACGTCTAGTCAGTAAGATTGCTGATCCTAAGATGCCTATGGAAGCAAAGGATCGATTGATTGACTGGGCTTTTAATAAGAAGAACATCGGAGTTCTGAACGAACTCAAGATGGACTATCGTGATCCCATTTCTGGTGAATGGATCCCTGGTAAGTATCGTGCATTCAACATCATGACTTCTCCTGCAGTTACTCAATCTGTCGTAGAGACTGCTAAATCGAAACCAGAGAACTTTCAAAAGTATCGTAACTGGGTTGAGAGTGAGTTCGGCACCCTATTTAGGAATGATCTAACGACACTTAATAAAATACCACCTAAGACTTACCTAGGTGTAGGCTTCTCCTGGAATAGTGATACAAATACATTCGGACTAGTCGATAAGAAAAACCGTCCTGTTACTCGTCAGCAGATTGAACGTCTACCTGCAATTCAATTCCCTGATCAGAGATATATCTCAGGCATGCTTGAGATACTCGAAGACAAGGTAAATCCAGCTCTGAAGCGCATAGCTTTGATGCATAAGCAAGATCCTAATGCTGGTGATACTTCACAGTACGTTCTTCAGGTTCTGCAGACATCAGGCTTCCGTCCCGGAGATAAGATCTCAGGTGCTACTGAAGGGATGATGAAAGCTCTAATCAAAGCTGGCAGTCCTAAGTTGACTCCTGAACAGCTTGACAAGCAGCTGCTCGGTGCTGCTCCGCTGGAGTTTGCTCCACAGGACAACCGTGGGGATCTTGGTACTTTCCTTAGTAATCCTGCGGGAAAACGTGGACAAGAGCTAGAGACACAACAGACTCGTGGAGTCATTCGTGGCAATCTCTCTGACCAACCACTCCTTGGAATGACTACTGAGGAAATTCCTCCCGGTGTTGATCCGATGGAATACTTCCGTAGGAAGAGATAAGATGGGAATTGGTACCTCACTAGGAGCTTACTTCGAAGATACATTTAAACATCAATCAGGTGTTGAAGAAGTAATCGAGCCTAAAGATCCAGGTGACAAGAATGTCGTCTCTCCTGAAAAGAGAGAGACTGACAAGCAGCTGGAAGACATCCAGATGCAGGAACTCGGTGGTATAGATGTCTCATTTAAAACACCCGTAGGAGGCTCTACGGAGCCCGCTGGTGCGTTAAAATCAGAAGAGGCTACTGAGGTAGCTCCCAAAAATAAATCGTTCCTTGACCGTCTCTCAATAGTAAATGCATTCAAAGGAATGATGAATCCCAATAACATCAAAGAAGACATTGAGATCTTTAAGAATCTCTGGTCTGCTCTCAAGCTACCGGGAGATGTCGCGAAGGGTGAGATTGATCCTAGTTCTCCTGAAGGCATTCAGAAAGCATTCGATCTAGCTCTGGCTGTCGGCACAGGCCGTATGCCGAAGGCTAAGGTAGAAGCTAAAGTTCTTGAAGGAGAAGTAATCCCTCCATACGAAACTCTTCCTTCAGTACAAGATACAGCGCGTCAAAGAATTGACGGTATTAGATCAGAACGTAATGCAAGAGAAGCTCGAGCTGATGCAATGTTTGCTCAAGAAGCTGACCCAATCTGGGCTGAACGAGATCGGCGTCTAGCGAGTCAAATTGAACGCTTCGAACAAATACCATTCGAGGGTCCTTCTGCATTTGATCCATGGGAACCTGTACCGAATAAGTTTGGAGGCAAGATGGCTGAACGTATAACTGAAGCAAAGGCTAAAGGAAGTCTAAACTTCTTTGAAACTCCTCAAGAACGAGCTTATGGTAAACATTACTTTGCTAGTGAGAATGGTGTTGGTGAGATTAATGTTCACTACCGTCCAGCTTCCAAGACGCTTCATGTCAGTGACATAGGCATTATTGAAGATGTTGCTGGAAATAAAGTCAATAATCTTAGTTACGAATCCTTTAGACAAGGACCTCAGTCAATAGGCTTTAAAGATACCAAGAAAGTTCTTCAATATCTGAAGGAGACTTATCCTGAAGCTGAATGGGTATCTGGTTACAGAGTGTCGGGTGCTCGTGAGAAGAAAGGCAGTGGCCCTGCTGAAGCTAAGATGTGGATCGGAAAAGGACCTAAGCCTAAGGCAAGCAAGCCTAAGCAGCTGACAGCCGAAGATTATCAGAGAATGTCTGATGAACTAAATCAGCAGATAAGGGATGGTACTGCCAATTGACCTGTCATAAGCGATGATTTAACGA